ATAAACCCAGCCCTATTTGTTTATGGTTAATATGGTGCGGTCTAAATGCCATGTGCAGTTAGTTCGGACTAATAACAAAACTTCTGTTCGATTAGTTTAAGCCCTCCATTCTATTCTACCTAGCTTTTCACGCTTTCTAATGTATTCCGGGGTGTGCCATCCTGATACATTCCACCATACGTTAAACACCTTATTAAAAGGCGCTTTTCCGTCAACATCAAATATTACTTTACCATCTTTATTTATATAAACCTCTCTATTATGAATTATCTTTATATCCATTTATTACTTCCTCCTGTATCCCTTCCAAATATACAATATCCTCGTTTATCTCTCTCAAAGTTGCTAATATAAATTCTTCTGTATCTCCGCTAATATCTTCGCAAAGCAGATTCAAGTATACATTTCTTTCTCTTTCCAGTGTGTCTATTTCCGTGTTGATTGCCTGTATAATCTTTAGTTGCTTATTCCTTTCCATCAAGTTTTACCTCTACAATTTCATAATCAGCTTTTAAGAATATTGTTACCAATGCCGCCCAAAACTCTGTGCTTGTTTCACACTTTCTTTCATTTTCGCCCTTTTTGTACTTAATAATAATCATAACTTCAACATCCTTTCTACTTTATCCCAGAATTTTTCGGGGATATGATTTCCAATAAAACCTACACCAGCCAACACAAGCAGCCATCCTGCAAAAATCATCATTTCAACCATTTTTATTTCCTCCTATTGATTTCTCGATAAATGATTTCAGGTCTATTAAATCGTCTATTACTGTATCTAGCACAGCTAGAGCAATACTTGCTTCGCATCCATTGAAGATTTCAAAAAATTTATTTTTGAAATCCCCTAGTTCCTTATGGATTTCTATGGCCCTTATAAAGTCTTGTTTTCTCACTTTCTTTTCCTCCTTTACCCTGCTTGAAAAATATTGTCAAAGGTTATTACATGGTTAGTAGCAATCACCATTACATTGTAGGTGTAGTTATATGAATGCTTATGCTTTTTCATAACGAAATGAAGTGTTTTTAACATATTGTCGGTTTTAATGCTGTCAATTACTGTTTCGTGCTCTCCATCTTTTAGAATTGCCTGCATCAGATATTTCATTTTATTCACTCCTTAATTTTAAATCCCATATAATCCGAAAATTCTTTCCATAGTGCTTTTGCGTCATTTCCATGATAACAAGCGCAATCTCCTAGTATTCGCTTGATTGCCATATCACCTCCATATTTTATTACATATTCGTTTACCGTTTTAAATTCTGTACCCATTTCGGAACCCCTTTCTTTTACTGTACCCCTATTATACTCCTTTTGCTGTACTTTGTCAAGTGGAAAATCCGGCGGGAAGGGTTGAAATTTTCCACCGGATTTTCCATATTGGTAGTTAAGGAATACTTGTACTCTAGTAGGTTAGCCCACAGGCCCGGCGGCAAGGTAGCAGTTCTGTTCGTTGTAGACGCTTTCCAGGTTAGGGGGCGCAATAGCGAGAGTAAACCCAATTCTGCAAGTGCCAGTTTCTGCCGTATTACCCGTGATTTTATACGTGCTTCCACTTCCCCCGCCGCCGTCATTTGTGATAAAGGGCGCACCGTTTACATTAGGGCTTTGAGCGGAAATAGGTTGTACAATACCCCCGACAACAGAGCCATAGTTGCTATTTAGGCGGCGTTCTGTGGAACCGTCACTATAAATAATTTCATAGCCCATTACATAATATTTACGGCTGGCCTGTACGGTTTCCAGGGTTTCAAGCTGATTTTCTCCCAGCATATCGGGGTTTACTACCAGCTTATAACCGGCAATTACTTTAGGAGTTACAAGCCCCTTTTGATAAGAGCCGCCTACCATGTTCGAGAAAGCATTATCAGCCGTAAGCATATAGCAAAGGTTATTTTCAGCACAGGCACAAACAATTTTGCCTGTAGGCATATAACACCCGACAACCCGGTTGTTTGAGGTTGTGCCCATCTGAATAGAAAAGTGAGGCATAGAGCTTTCGCTCATTAAATCATTGAAAACGCAATCCCTAATAATGTTGGTATTGCTGTCACTCAAAGAAAATGGAGTGCTCAAGTTTGTGTTATTGCGGTTGATTGTGCATTTTTCAATCAGCGTAAACCCATTTGTGCCCATTGTGGATACAAGAATATTTGCCGTCCAATTAAATTTACAATCAACTACTTTAAGGTAACCATAAATAGAGGAAATACTAGAACCGCCGTCAAAAGCGCATCCCTTAAAATTACCCCTATTAGCGGTGATAGCCCCCGTAAAGGTCACACTATTAAAGGTGATATTGGGTACAGTAATAGCGCCGTTAAATACAGCACCATTACCTAGAATCTCTGCGCCCTCCTGTGCATTAAAATAGGTTCCCTGGCTAATATTGCTAAAGGTATACGTACCTGGAGCAAAGTTAACTCTTTTAGCCCCCATTGTGCCAGAAAGAATCCATGTTAATGCAAGGTCGTTGTTCGTTGCGGTCTGGTTTTCTGCTACACCATACCATGCGGGGTTGATTTCCGGTGTTGCGTTTTGACTACCAACACGGGGAATAATATAGGTATCGAAAATTTGAGTACCATACTCTACAAACCCCTTTGAGAAAGTCACCGTGCAATAGTTAGTGCCGGGTGTTGCGGCGTTGTATACCAGTTTGGCACCGGGCAGAAATTGCACAGCGCAAGGAATGGTTACATTTCCGCTAATAAGGTAATTACCAGGCATGAGGGAAATTGGGGTATTTGCGTTAAGCTGTCCAAATGCCGTTGTATTGTCTGTACTCCCATCCCCTTTGAGGGTGCTTGTAGGCTCCCAGGGAATAACCAAATTTTGCACATTTTGGTTAGTTTGCTGTAAACCGGTTTCAAGCGCTGAAATATCGTTTTCATTTGTTGCCACTCTTTGGGTCAGGGAATCAATTGCGGCGTTTCCACTTCCCCACATTGCCCAATAATTTTTATTTGTTACAGCAGTACCGGCGGGCACAGGTTGACGGCTGATATACCCCACACCGCCGCTTGTAACAATGTCTAGGGCTTCGTAGGCAGTTTCATTATTATATTCTCCCATAATCCGGGGAATATAACGTGCGCCCACATAAATGTTATTAGCTTGTACTGGCATTTAAAATTCCTCCTTTATGTTGTTTCCCCACAAATATAGAAATATAAATATCCGGAACAAGTCCCGGTTGTGGGGCGTACTAGATATAATGGCGGTAGATATTGTGTTGCTCTGCCCCATGATGGATTAAGCCAAACAAAAGCGCTGGCATTATTAGAAGTAAAAAACTGTGTATAAACAAATGGCTGTGGATAGAATGTATAGGGGTACTGGTATTGTGAATCAGTAAAAGGGGAGTTACTTCTGTACATATTGCCTAGGGCTGTGCTTACAGACAAGTTAGAAACTTCTACTTTTGCCCACAATTCTACAAACCCATCAGACCAATACCGGAAATTAAATATTCCGTATGTGCCTTCATTTGACACATATCTTTTTGTGTTTTGTACTTGTGTATAATGAACGCTTGACATAGTACCGGCCCGGGTTGCGCTTGCGGTGGGGAGTGTAGCCCATGTTCCTTGATTAGCGTTTGACCACCTCAAGAAATAGGACGTACTAGAACCATTATTTGTAGGGCTGTTCATCTTGTCACCCAGGGTATTTGTTATAGAAGTAATATTTGTGTTTATACTATCTATGTTATTAGTTACTGTTTGTAATGTTCCTGTTAATCCCGAAATATCGTTTGTCAGTTCTTCTAGTTCTGTACTCAGCCCGTTAATATTGCTTATGCTATGAGAATGTGTTGACGGGGGAAAGGTTGTGGGTTTGTCGCTTATACTGGCCCAATTTGTGGGGTAATTTTCGGGTTTCCCCGTTACTTCTCCCCATGTGGAGGGGTAGGAAGTGGGCTTCCCCGCCACATTATCCCAGTTTGTGGGGAAAATATCGGGCTTTCCGGTGATTTCATCCCAGCTTGAAGCCCCTCCACCCCCTCCCACGCCAGCGGCGGCGGCTTTTGCGGAAAAATCCTCGTTTGATACGTTGGAAAGGTCTGTGTTTGCTTTTCCTGCAACAGTTGTTTCTAATGTGGAAAGGTTTGTGGAAAGTGTGGAAACCGTATTGTTTATACTGGTTAATTCTTCTTCAAGTGCAGAAAATTCCCCGTCATAGGAATTTAATGTGTTATTGATAGAAGTTAAGCTATCACTAATAGTTTCTAGCTCATCTGTTAGCCCGTCAATTTGTGAAATTTCGTGCGTATGTGTAGAGGGTGGGAAAGTCTGGGGTTTGCCCTCCACGCTTCCCCATGTAGTGGGGAAAGAGGTAGGCTTTCCACTCACATTTTCCCAGGTAGTGGGAAAGTTTGCGGGTATATCTTCAATATTTTCCCAGTTAGTGGGGAAAACATTGGGCTTTCCGTCCACTTTTTCCCATGTGGTGGGGTAGGTGGATGGTTTATTCTGTACGTTGTCCCAGTCTATTGCACTAGCTTCGCCGCCTGCTCTATACGTATATGCCCAGTATTCCCCGTTATCTGTACCCGGTTCTATTCCTGCCGGTACAGGTTTATTTGAGGTATACCCGCCGCCGTTATGGGTTACAACACTGAGGGCTTCATATCCTTTTGAGTTATCCCACACACCACAAAAAAGGGGTACATAGCGAAAGCCTACGTATACATTAGCCATTTAGCCCTAACTCCTCTCTTGTGGTGTTGGCAAGATAGCAAAAACCGGGGGCAACTCCACTATTATATAAATTTACAATATCTTCAATTAGTAAGAATTGGTTCCAGGTTTTTTCCTCCATCTTTTTCACCTCCATTATAGCATAAAGTATTTACCATTGCAATACCAAATGCCCCGCTAAAGGCTCCCCATAGGGGACAGTATCAAACCCCAGGAAATCCCAGGAAGGGGGAATATAAGCGGCAAAATACCCGTTAGCAGTTAAGCCGAAAGAAACATAAGACACAATCCCCTTTACCATGTTTTGCAAGTTTTGGTCAATGTATGCTTGCAAACTATCAATATAAAGGTCTGTGTATTTACCGTCCCTAATATCGTTGAGTAGGTTTTGCATTTGGTTAAGCTGTTCTGTAACAGTTTCTTTCAGTGTAGAAAAATCTTGCTCAACCTGTTCTTGACGCAATCCAAGTTTATCTAGATTTTCTTGAAAAGATTCCTGCGTTTCAAACATTTTTACTATGTATTCCGTCAACTTGCAAAGAACCTCATAATATGACAAAGATTCATCATATACAAGGGGTAGCACCTTTTGGCACCAGAAACGAAAATCTCTACAAATGTTATAACTCATTTTATAAACCTCCCTTAATAAATCATCATAAATAAATCTTTTAAAGCATTGATTACTTGTACATCAATATTTATAATGCTGTTACGGTAACTTTGCGCAATTTCCCACGGGGTGCGGCTTCCTGTGATACCTTTTCTTTGTATCGTGTGCTGTTCGGTTGTCTGAGAATTTCCTTGGCTTTTGCTGTTGGTTTTAGTTGTGCCTTGATTTTGCGTGTTGCTGTTGCTAGTTGCATCCTCATTTGTGCCGGTAGTTCCGTAAAATAGGTTATTTTGGTTACCCTCAACTTGTGCTTGCGGGTAATTGCTATTTAATTGCTGTGTGTTGTCCGTTGCGGTTGTTGTTGTGGTGTCTGTGCTTTCCCCGTTTACTTCTGTACTGGTGTTGTCGGCCCCTGTCAAAGTGCGTTGTAATGTTTCTGTTACGTCCATGTCGTAAGCACTACTAAATTTGTCCGTAGTGGTCAAGTACACATCATTATAATACGGCATGATTTCATTTAAGCGCTGATTTAAATACAGTTTCCACAATCCTACCGTTTCAAAACCGATTTCATTTGAAAAGTAATGCAATAAAATTTTATATTCCAGGGTTTCACGATAGCTTTCTAGCCACATGGGAAAATCAAAGTCAAAGATTTTAGGGGCGGCTTCCTTAATCCTGTCTGTAATTGGTTTTCCTGGTGTGCTGTTGTATTCAATTATTGTCCTCAGTTGGGTTGTATACTTCGCCATCGTTTTCCCCTCCCTCCATGTTTGGCGCATTTACGGTTGTTTGTACATCAGATTTAAAGCGAACATCTACATTAAGCCCAAAAATAGAGTTAATTTGTTTGCACGCTTCTTTTCTGCTGTCAAGAAAAGCGTTTCTTTGCGCTTCAACTGCGCCGTAATTACTGGCTACTTCTCCAGCCACTAGCCTTTCCTTTTTATCTTGGTTACTATTTTCAATTCCCAGGAAGGTTAGGTATTCGTTCATTAAATCATGTTTTAGTACATTTAGTTTATCTGCCACATAAGGGGCCGTTGTGTCAAGCACGTTTATTTTAGATTCCGTCAGCATATCCGGGTCACCATAAATAAAAGGCTCGTTTCCATCATACTGCATGAAAAGGTTTTGCATGGTAAGGCGTTGGCTTTGTGGGGTTAAAATTACTTTAGGTGTTTTCTGTCCTTTAATATTTACGTCAATAGCCCTCTGAATTTCATAAAGGCGGGACGCATAAAGGCGGGTGGTCATTTCTGTTGGAGTGTGTAAGTAATTATTCCAAATTATTACACTATTTATCGGGCTTAACTGTGCTGTATATGTCCCATTGCTTGTATATACTTGGCGTACAAGTGGTATGTCATATACATTTAATTGCCCTCCAAGGTTAGAGTTTAAGGCTAAATAACCTAGTGTTTCATCCTTGAAAAAGGTTAGTTGCCCACGCTCAAATAATGCCCTTTCGAGAAAGCGAATATCTACAGTATCAGGCATATTAAGCCATTCAAACCTTGATAGGGCGATAGCTTTTAGCCTAAAATAGAAATCATTAAATGTATAGTTGTTTAATTCTGCACTTGCCCAAATTCGCCGGGGCATACCTGGCAAACCGGCGGGGCGTTTTTTCTTGCCCATTGTTTAACCTCCCTGCGGGGCATTATGTAGGCTATAATTCCCGATATAATCACCATGCCAAAACCTCACACCATTATTAAAAATGCTTTCGAGTTTCCGGGCTACATCGTTATTAAAATTGCCACTAATTAAAATGCCCTGCGTTTTAATATAATTCCAAAATGGCCTACTATTTAAATAGGTAACGGGTGATTCTGTGCGTTTATGGCTATATCCGAACATATCGAAATATCCGTCTATTGCTCTTGCGTAACTCTGCCTAATGCTCATATCTTGAAAACCGAAATCTTTAAGGCCAAACTGAAAAAGTGCGCCGTTGGCGTTTTCGCCGTGCGCCTGGGGCGGTAGGCTTTTTGTAGCGTTTTGCTTTGCCATTGTTTGGGCAATGCCTAAAATGCCACTTGCTACGCCGCCAACATTAAGAGATAACGCACTTCCCAGCACTCCTAGACCCTGGGACATATAACCAAGGTCAACCCCAGAAAAATCCATACCAAAGGCTGAAACCGTGCCCTGCTGGGCAACCCAGGCTTTATAGGTATCGGATACCCAGGAGCATTGAGGAAAACCGGATAATGTCAAACCATAGTCAACATTATTTAAAGTTCCTATTGAAGTTCCGTCCATACCATTATAATTAGTAGGAATAATTTTTACAGTTGGATTTATTTCCATAGAACAACGTATTTCAAATTTTACTTCTCTAATGTTTGTTGTGGGGTATAGTGGGCGGCTTGAAAACCATTCATAATGATAATCAGCACTGTTTCCCATAAAATTTGTGACGTGTAAAAACTTATAAGGATATGTCAATAGCTTTTTGTTTTTGGGTGTGTATCCATCTAGAGTTAAACTTGTTACGTTATATGTGTATACATCATCTGCCGCACTGCTTGTAGAAGGGGAATTACTTTTACTACGCACAAAATTAGAGGGCATTTGAAATATTGCAACAATACCATCTAGTTTATTGGCTTCTGTAGCGGCTGAAATAAAGTCGTTTACTTCGCTTGCACTGTCAAAAGAAATAATATTTAATCCGCTATACTGCCCGTTGAAATATCCTCCTGTTGTATCTACTAATGTACTATTCATAGTACAGGCCACGCAAATAGTATAAGTATCAAATTTGTCAGTTTGTTTCGCGTCATTTATAATATACTCGCCTAACTCTAATCCCTCGTCAAGAATATTGCTTCCTGGGCTGTCTGTTAATTCATGGCACCTTTCAATAAAGCACTGATGCAAGTTCCAATTAAATTGATATGTTTGTATTACATCCAATTCAAAATTTATGCGTGTTACTCCTGGGTTTACCATTTCACATGAAGTTATAAAAGCATAGTACCATTTGTTACTATACATATCTGCATTTTTCATCATTAAATAGTTGTAGCTATTAAAATGCTCTATTGTGTTGGGTAACAAAATGAAGCCGTCACTAATTTTAAATGGTGTGACGTTCGTATAATGGTCTACACTTTCGTTTGCTTTCCCCGTGAAAAATGAAGTTTGGGCATTGATACTATCAAATAAATAGGTGTCCTGGTAATTATTTGAAAGTTCAATGCCCATTAAAGTATAAACTTCATTTTGCGGGGTATAGGGCGGGTTTCTGAAACTCCCCGGCATACCTATTCCCCTCCTTTGTTTAAGAAGCGCTAACAGTTACGGTAGCAGTATTAGATTTTCCGGCGTCAAATACACTAGTTGCGATTACTGTAATAGTGGTGGCGCTTTCATCCTGTGCAATGTAAAGCCGCCCCTGCCCGTCAATGCGGGTGTTGGCGCTCTGCTGGCCCGAAATGCTCCAAGTTACCCCAGTAGAAGCAAAACCGGTATTAGTTACCGTGGCGGTAAACTGGGTGCTTGTGCCTTTACCCATAGTCAGGGCAGAGGGAGTAACAGCCACAGCAGAAACGGCGGGGGTTTCATCTGTAAAAATGACGGCATTTGCAAACGGGGAAGTGCTGAAAGTTTTCCATTGATGGAGCCAGTAATTCCAGTAAAGGCCCTCGCCGTTATACTGCTCGGTCATATTCTGGAAGTTGTCGAAAATCATAAAGAAATCTCGGTCAACACAAACACAAGGTACATCTGCAAAAATAGAAGTAGTCAAGGCCGTGTATTGAGTTCCCAGCAGTTCCTGCAACCGGGCAGTTTCGCTTGTGGTAAAAGTAAACTGGTCAATGATAACAGTATGCCCCATCAAGGTAACTTTATCAATGTTAAAGGCACGGGCCAGGGTTTCCACGTCAACAATACTAGAGAAATCAGCCGTCATAATGAAATACTGGTCACCTTTGGGAGTGTGGTTATAAACCCCCGCCTGGTTATAATCAGCGCTCAAAAACTGCAACTTCTCAGAAGTAGCTTTCAGAGTGGTAACCACGCTGTTTGAATTGGCGGCGGTAGGCTGTGCAATGGTCACGGGATGGAAAGCGCCGTGTTCCATAGCATAGCACAACATATATTTCATTACAAGGTATTCATCATAGTTAGCGGACGTATAAAGGGCTTCCGTAATCTTCCCGATTAAATCAGAAATACCTTCAAAGGACAAAAACGCCTGGCGCAACTGGTCATTGCTAACCGTAGTCTTGTAAAATTTCTGATAGTTCATAGTATGAAAAGCACTGCGAACATCGGGAATTTTACGCTTGAAAACCTCATTTTCTGCGGTTTCCGGGTCAAAGTCCTGGGCCTGTACAATATTCACAAACAGTTCTTCGATAGTTTCCCCATATTCAAGCAAACCACGCTTGAAACCTGCCCAGGGGTTACTATACATCTTGGAGTTGATAATAACTCGCCCAATACGGTTTACCAGGGCAGAAAGGAAAGCGTTTGCCAGGGGCTGGAATGTAGTAATAACGTCACCAATCTGGCGCAGAGTGCCCAGGGCCATTTCCCTAGTGGCAACAGTACCATCAGAAAGCACCTGTCCCTCGTTAATGGCGGCGGGCACCTGGTCAGCAAACGTGCCGCCTACTTCGCTTCGGATGCTGTTTACAACATCTGCGGCGCTTGCAGTCAAATTTTTCTTTTCAGGAATACTAGGCATTATTTTTACCTCCTTTAAATCAGTTTAGGAAAACAATTCATCAATGGTTTTCCCCTCATCATCGTTTTTAATGTCCTCGTTCTGGTCGGCTTTTACCTGTTCCGGGGTGGTTTCCCCGTTGGTATCGCTTTCGCCGTTGTCACCCTCGCCGCCCGTAAAGAACCGGCTAATATAACGGGATTTCAATTCATTGTATTTTCCCTCCCAGTCCTCACCCGGGGCCGGGTCGGGCGTTACGGGCGGGAGAGCGGTAAAATCAAATTCGTCCGCTTCATCGTCCCAGGGTTCCCCGTAACCGTGAAGAATCCCATCTCTTTCGCTGATATTGTCACGCAGTACGGCAAGGCTTTCTTCCATATCCTCGCCAAACCCTGCTTTGTCCCAAATATCAGCTAAAATCGCATTAAGGGCTTTTCCTGTTTTCATACGGCTTTCACCTCCTGTTTTTATTGTATCATATCAGCGTAGAAAATGCAACCAGGGATTTCGCAAATAATAAATAAAATTACGGGATGATGGGTATGTTGGCGGCTCTGGTTCCGGGGGTTCAGGGCCAGGCCCAGGCCCTGGGCCGTAGGAAATCGGCAAATAAATAAACCCTTGTACATATGCGCCAGGGTCTGCCCATGATGGAACATACCCATTTTCCGGGTATAGTGTTTCTATCCAAAAATAGGTAGATTGCCAACCGGAGTTAGAGGTAACTATACTGCCGTCCTCGTTTATTTGTTCAACTACAGCAACATGGCCCCCTATGTCATAATAGGTGCAAATAATTGCGCCTAATGCTGGTTCACTTCCTGGAAATGCTCCTGTTTCGTATACCCCCATTTCCTGGGCTGTTGGAAACCAAGAATTGCCATCCCCCAAAGGCAAATCAGGCGGTTCCCCTAAAAGTTCATACCACCGGCCCCAGCAATAGGCGGTGCAGTTGGGCATACCATAACCAGATTGATAAAACGGGTTCTCATCATACCACATGGGGTTGCCTTCTATCCCGTCACTGTCTAAACGTGGCACATAAATTTGAGATGATGACAAAAAATTATACCAGTTTCTAGCGTTTTGTCTGCGCTCATCCTCTGCGGCTACACCGGCTCTTTCATAGTTATAAAGGAAACAGCTTGCTAAATACTCCGGGCTTTCATGGCTTGAAACAAATTCATTAAAAGTTTCCGGGTATTCATCTGTTGTAAGCCATACAACTTCTATTTCCGGGTGTTGCCATTCTTCTTGTATTTTAGCGCACTGCCCTTCACCACTAGTTAATTCGTAACCATGGGAGGTTAACCAATTTGTAATACGTGTGCCCGGTGTCCATCCTACAAGCCCATAGCCCAAAACACTAGGTTGAGAGGGGTCTAGGTTTTGCCAAATGCCGGGGTTTATAGTTGATTCCCTTTGCATATTCCCCAGCATACCCGCAACAGCATTTAAAGTCCATCCAAGGGAGCCGAAATAATTCCACACTAAACGGGCGTTATTTTCCATTTCCGATTGTGACAAATAGCGGTTTCCGTAAATCCATTCTAGTTGTACACCGCCACCGGCTAGGGCGTTCCAATCCTCTACAGTACCATTAAAATAGTCAAGGTCTATGGGGGTATCCGTATATTGCCATACAGACCATGTGTTCCAGTTACTAAAACTAGGTTCCTCAACTCCCCAATGTGCAACCCATAGACCAAAACCGGCGTTTGCAATAGGGGCATATTTGCTTTGCGTTGCTTGGTTAGCCTGGATATATAATAAGGCGTGTACCCCTGTTTTATCCAAAATATAATTTAGAAATTCCTCTATCCAGGAAATAGGGTAGGACAAGCTGTTTTGTTCCCAGTCTAACGCAATCACACATTGCCCAATATATGGCGAAATATATTGCAACATACTGGCGGCTTCTTGTGCGCCTGTATTGCCTAAATCTGGCCTTGCGTAATGATAAAACCCGAAAGGCGTATTGGTAGATAAAGCGCTTTGTACGTGCCTTTCCATTCCCTCATCTTGATAGTTTATACCCTCACTAGATTTTATAATTACAAAATCATATCCAGAAAAATCCATTGTGGCCTGGAAAGTCGAAACGTCACAACCATGTAACGCCATTATTATACCCCCTTTAATGTAGTATAAAATAAGGATAAAGGCGTTTCACGTGAAACGCCTAATCCCTTTACCGTTTATCTGTAATCTTCCTGCTATAGTTGTACATTGTCTGGGCCACTTCCTGCCGGGTAATCAGGTCAGCAGGGCGGAATTTATCGGGGTTCCCTTCCTCGTCCCCGTTCATCACGCCGTTAGCCATACACCAGGAAATAGCCATCTTTGCCCAGTCTGCCGCTGATGCATTTTCCAATTTAGAAAAATAGTTTTTAATTGCGTTGTCTGCTTCCTCTTTTGCAATCTTGCGCACGGTTGCTTCATCCATGTCTTTTTCCTCCAATCCACAGTATTTTTTCCATTGTGCCGTACCACCGTTAAAATAGTCAAGGTCAAGGGGGCTTCCCTGGTATTGCCAAATAGCCCAGTTTTTCCAGTTACTATAGGTCGGCTGTTCCACTCCCCAGTGTGCAACCCACAAGCCAAAATCAGCATTAGCAATAGGGGCATACTTGGCAAGTTTCGCTTGGCTTGCCTGGATATAAAGCAACGGCTTAACACCAGTTTGTTTATACACATATTCAAGCCACTTCAAAGCCCAGTCCGGGGAATAGCTGAGGGCCGTTCCCTCCCAGTCAAGAGCCATTACACAGTGCCCAACTTGCCCGGAAATAAAAGACAGGAAACTTTTCGCTTCTTGCTCTGGGCTGTTCCCAAGTTCTGGCCTTGCATAATGGTAAAAACCATAATTTTTAGTATCCTGCGGTGTGGGGTCGGTCGTTCCAAAAAGCCCAGTTAAATGCCTGTCAAGTCCTGGGTCTTTCCAGTTATTTCCTTCACTGGCTTTAATCAAAACAAAATCATAACTGTTATAATCTACCTTGTTTTGATAACTAGAAATATCTACACCATTAAGCACTATTCCGCACCTCGCTTTCTGCATCAAGTTTTGCAATCAATTTTTCAATAACAATGGTATTATTGTTGATTGCAGTAATAACCTGGTTCATTTCCTGCTTATGCGCTTCTCTTTCTTCTGCGATTTCTTCCCGGTTTTTATCTGTAATGTATTTTACATACCACGCCATTAGACCACACATAACAATAGGAAAGCCAACACTCTGAATTAAAGCAATAATTCCATTTGCGTCCACAGTGTTCACCTCCCTTCTCTCCTTTCTCTTTGCTATCTCTATTCTAAACTATTATTAAAGGGCTGTCAACCTTTTATTGTGAAGGTGGTTTCCTTTAGCACAGTCCCGCCAGCTACTACACTAGCCAGAAGTTTTCCCTGAAATTCTGAACCGGGTACGAAATTTTCCCAGGTTACATATTTATGACAGCTAGAGGGCATCCCGGCGCACGTAACTTTCATAGGCGCATAATACAGCCGTTCCTTAAATGTTTCATGTGAAACACAATATTTTACTTTTGGTCTTGGATTTGTGGTAAAATGGGGAATGGGTTCTTTTATATATTCAATATAACTTTTCGCCCTCAAAAACCTGGCCCTTTTAAAGTGGCTTTCTACTTTCCATGCTCCTAACCTATAATCATCTATATCTATTCCCTGTGGCATTTCTTCGCCAATTAAGTGCAAGCTGTCTGTATCTGCATATATAAACCTTTTATAATTCTTTTGGGCGTTGCGTATAACGTCCGCTCTTGCGTATGCTGTTATGAATGCCGCAACGGGCAAATATAACGGCTTTCTTTCCTCTATTTCACCTAGCTTATATTTCACTAAATTAGATTCTTCATCAAAATAAGGAATTTTACTTTGACATTCTGGCGTTGTAGCAAATTTCCCATATAACGCATTAAGCATTAGTTTTGCAAGCGTTCTCATACCTTTGTTACCTGTTCTTGTGGATTCCTCTTTTACTTTATACCATTTATCTATATATTCATCAAATAGACCCACTTTAGCGGAGAATTTCCAGCCACTAATATATTCTATTGATAATATATCATAATGTTCTAAAAATAATTCAAGGTCAACACTGGTCAAACACAGAGAAATCTCATCCCCATTAGATGAAGTTACATATTCAGTAGGTAAAAAACCAAAACGGCCCCCTTTTATTTGCAATGTCGGTAAATGATTCTTTTTTAATTCAAAATTTGCAACAAACATTTGAATATATAGCGGGTATAAATCATCTTGTATATATTTTCCCTCATAAAATATACCCTCTCCAAACGGCAATTTTTCAAAACGCATTACAGAAGGGTACATTGAATTTTTATCTAATACAATTCCCTCTTTTATATTCTTGCCCTGATATAATGGGTTACAATAGGTAAAACCTCCCTTATATGCTTGTCTTATATCTTTGTCATACTTTGGCGGGGGAAAGATTTTTTCAAATTTCCGTGGTAATGTTTGCTTAAAATCATATAAAGCATTTGAGCCTTGTGTAATTCTGGTTAGATTCTGGCTAAATAATACCTTTAATGCGTCTGATACTATTTTACAGTCACGGTAAATATAACTCTGTTCCTCTTTTGTTATCTCCCAGCCAATAGGGCGGGGATAACTATAATCAATTTCACCTTTTTCTACTTCTAGTCCGAAACTTTTTGCAATAACCGCAACCTTAAACGGTATAATTTTAAGGCTGTCATAAATTGTAGTTCTCTGGCCCTCTCTGAAACTTATTTCAATGCTATAAAATTGGTTCATATCTGATATTAAAGTATTAAATTCACCTGGATTCAACTTCTTTCTATTAGTTGTGTGCTTGAAATTGTGTCTAAATAGCCAGTCAATTATAAAAGAACCGTCAAATTTTAAATTGTGAAAATAAAAAACTGCGTTACCCATGGTATTAGCAAAATTCAAGAAAAATTCTATATCATTGCCTAGATAAAATTCTTCATTTTCCATGGAATAAATACCAGCGGCCCACACTCTGCAATCTTCTTCCTGCGTTGTGGTTTCAAAATCCGCTACATATTTAAGCAGTTTTTTACCCATTGTCTTTTAAATACTCCCATTTATCTAACATATATTCAACACGTTCATTTGGGGAAAGGTCAAGTCTATATACAAACTCCATACCTAGTACAGGGTCTGCGCTCATACCCTCCATTAGTTCATCTACCGTTAAGCTGTTGACAAGTTTTCTTAATTCCTTATAGTTTGTTGCGGCGTTTAGTTCTCTAGCCATTGCCTTTAAATAATTCTGTTTTAATGCGGCGTTCATGTTTTCCCGATAATTTACATTTGCTTGTTTTTGTGCGCTTTTCCAGTATTTAAGATAATTTTCCCGCCCTCCCGTGTAAGTTGCGGTAAAATCCGTGCGGGGCGCTAGATTATTTGCTTCCACAGTACCCATAGTTCCTCGAGTTGTGGAAGGGTTTAGCTTCTTTAATGCCCTTGCCCTGTCTGCGTTTATGCGCCTATTAGCGTAAATAGCTTCCTTTCGTTCCCATTGTGTAATACGCAACCCATAATTATTTTTATATGGACGTTCTGCACCTGGTTTTAAATATCGCCCATAAACTCCCATAACTCGATTATATTCGGCCCTACTAGAAATTGTTTTCTTCAATTCCCCGTAGGTAATTTTAGGGGGCTGTGGCGTTACTGGGCTTTCAAATTCACGGCGTTTTCTATTAAATTCTTTTACTAGTTGCTTTAGTTTGTCTGCGTCCGTTTGCGTCCATGTCTTAAATGGTAATTTAGCCATTTATTACACCTCCATAAAGACAAGAAAGGGGAAGGGGTTTAGCCCCTCCCCCGTTCTTGGGAATATATGCTAGATTCTTTTACTCGTGATTGAGGTTGCCCCCAAAGTCTACAGCATCCAAAGAAAGCATTTTTCTTTCTTTAATGGTGCGCTGGATTACTTTAACCTTTACAGGGGCTTTCCAGGTTTCGGGAGTGCCAATAATAGCACAAAGGTTTTTAAGGCTATTATATACACCCTTGGAAATGGTGACATAGGTAGTACCATCATCAGAAATAAGGACGATACGGGGGCAAACCTGAACTTCCCCGGTTTCCTGATTAGGCAACTCTACAGGTTGAATAAAAATATGACGAATAGTAACAATCTCGTTGATATGGTCACCAAGGCTTTCGTCAGGGTTATTCATAGCCTTATAGAGCAACAAGGCGGTATCCTCAGATTCTGCCAAAAGGGAGGTATAAGGCGCTCCACTTTCGTTTGCAGTTACATTATACAAAGTAAGCCCGTTTTCCATTGTTTATTTCTCCTTTCTTATTCAGCGGTTTTTTCAAAAACGGCATACTGGGCAATAATCTCATCGGGAATATTTGCCACGGCATGGGTTTTGCTCTGCTTAATGACGGTAAAACCAGGGTTTTCCTTGACTACCTTTGCAGGGGAGAGGTGGCCCACATTTGTTACAGTGTGTACTTCCTCCACGTTTGCGCCATTCAGCTTTCCAATAATAGAGTTGGTCACAGGGATTTTCACTTTCATTTTCTGATACTCCTTTATTTAATATTTCTGAAACGATACTGAATCCAGCTTTCTACAGTGTCCGTCTGCTGTTCCTGTTCCGTTTCAACGTAATCATTATACAGCTTTTCGGGGAGATTGTCAAGCCCTTTTTCAAAATTTTTGAAATGGTTTGCAATCAAATTATCTTTCTCAGGTTGCAATATGTCAAGCACACTACACCCCAAAGCATCCGCTATTTTGCACAGCTTGCGCAACTTCGCACCATTGATATTATTTGCTCCCTGTTCATAATTCTGCAAAACACGTAACGACACACCCGCCCGATCGGCAAGTTCTGCCTGGGTGTATCCTCTAAAAATGCGAATCTTTGCTAAATTTGAAACCAAGTGCGGCACCTCCTTTCCCCTATATTATACACCTTTTCCTGGGTCTTGACAACCCCCGCTTTTTATAGTATAATAAAGAAAAGGCAAGGATTCCGAAATTTTCGGGTAGTGTTCGGCTTTACTGGGGTGTCAAGGGTTGATTCCCTCCCAGGGGCTACGCCGTGACGGGCGCAACACCCCAACGGGATTCTTGCCTAAACTTTTATAGAGGTGTATAGATTGTACTGGGATATAAATAAAATATTGCCATATCAACGTAACTTCAATTTAATAAACGGCGAAAGAAGTATAGGCAAAACTTATACCACCCAAAAATGGGTAGTTAATAGGTGCATAAAGAATCACCAGCAATTCATTTATATCGTAAGAACACAGGAAGAAAAGAAAAATGGAGTTTTTGCCCTGGGGTTTGAAAAAGTGTTGCTTAACGAATTTCCCGATTATTCTTTTAAGTTTTCCACTGAAACTTGTTCTTGTGAAGGTGAAACAATAGGGCATTGCATTGCATTAAGTGAATCACATAAAATTAAAAAGAGAAGTTTCCCGCTAGTATACTATATTATATTTGATGAATATATGCTAGAATCTGGGAGCCGTTCCCAGTATGTTAGCGGATGGGATGAACCAGACTTATTTTTAAGCATTTATCATACTGTTGATAGGGAGGAAGATAGGGTAAAATGTTTTCTTTTAGGTAACAACACCAGCTTTTACAACCCGTATCATATGCACCCCGCTTTTAATGTTCAACCTGTACATAAAGGCGAAATCTGGACAAGCGAGAACGTACTTTATCAATGGGCTGTAAGCGATAACGAATTAAAGAAGAAAAAGCAAGGCTCTAAATTTCTAAATATGATTGATGGGACTAAATACGGAAAGTTTGCTAAAGAGGGTGATTATATTGAAGATAATACTGCTTTCTTGGGCAAACATAGCGGAAACAGTATTTATATTATGACGCTAGAAACTAATGGGATGAGTTTTGGTGTATATAATGATGTTAAACAGGGAGTTGTAGTTATATCTGACCATGTAGACCCGAGTTGCCCGTTTAGATATGCTATTACATTGGATGACCACACAGAAAATACCATGCTAACAAAAATGAAAGATTCTCATATACTTTGGTTAAGCAAGGCTTTTAAAATTGGGTGTGTTAGATTTGAGAGCATGGCAATTAAGAAGTTAACGGAAGAAGCTATACAGAAAATATTGTGATGAAATTAGACCGCACCATATTAACCATAAACAAATAGGGC